CCGGCCATTTCTGCTATATCTTTTGAAATGAGTTTGCCGTTGATCCCAAAAGCTTCGCCCATACCAAATGCCATTGAAGTCATTTCTCTACCGACTTCAATGAATTGTTTTCCGGAAGACTGAGCACGCATCGTTACGGCTTTGATTCCTTCTTCAGACAATCCCAGGCCCTTGCTGTATTCAGCAATCTGCCTGCCGTGATTCATGAACTCGTCGGTCATGTTTCCAAACATGCGTCCCATAGCCGTTGCAACTCTCGTCATCTCTTTAAGGCGCTCGGCCATGTTGCCAAAAACTCTAAACAAACCTAAGCCGGTCTTCGTTCCTTCGTCTCGCATGTTGCGGAAAGCTTTCATTACTCCTTGAGCTTCGTTAGAGTGCAGATCGCCCATTTCTTTACGCAAGTCCTCTATTGCTTGACGAAATTCTGTTCCTGTAAATTGAGCCGCTTCCTCCATTAGGTTGTTTAAAACTTTAAGCGGAAATGTAATGATCGACACGCCTAAGTTAATCATAGACTTCCCAACGTCTTTCACAACTGAAATCATAGAGCCAAAAACTCCAACGACGGCACGCACTCCGGACGTAAGCTGACTAAACGTCATGATCGCAGCGGTTACCCAAATACCTGCCTTTGCACCTTTTCGGAGCTTGTCGTTCATGCTCGTGAACGACTCGGTTGCTTCGTCGGCCCCTTCAGCAAGATCACTGAGCATCTTTTCTTGATCTGTGGAAAACTCCTCTAGAGCTTTGTCAGCGTCTTGAATGGCTTCGTTCATCGTTTGAAAAGACTGTGACACATCTTCCACAGGCATCTTCTGCATAGAAGTCATCATGGCCTGCATCGCCGAAGCTTGTGACTTCATGATTTTGGCCTGCACGGTCAGGAGCTTGTTCTGCTGTTTTAAGAGCTTGTTTAGCTCTGCTGTTGTTTCGATGTTAGGCATTTAAAACGAAGATTAAGGATGCTGGATTATAATTAGAAACGTACAAGTATTTTGGAAGAAGAGACTAATATGACCAATAAAAAAGAATCCTCTGCCCCCATCAAAGCCACAGGAGAGCAAAAGCCTCTTCAAGAACTCAAAATGTCTTGGGCAGGCAAGCTGTTCTTTGCCAGCCTGGCGGCCTATTTGGGCACAGGATTCTATCAAGGCTATAAGGCCGCAAAAAACGCACCCAGACTTCCCATTAAAATTCGTGGAAGCAAACAACAAATCAAAGCAGTCATGGACGCCATCACTTCTTCTAGGGCTTTTCAGGCTGAAATTAGTCGTTCAGGAGCAACGATTGAATCGGTGATTCAAAAGCTAAAGTTGAAAGATCTCAACAAACAACAGTTTGAAAAAATCACTGGAAAACGCTGGCCCTTATGAGTTTAAAACGGTACCTTTTTATGTTGCGCTCCACTTAAGGGGGGAATGGAGTAAATATATGAAAACCGTTTACAATAAATCATCAAATAAATCCGGCGTCTACAAAATTATCAACACCACAAACAACAGAATCTATATTTAATTAAATGACTGCTTTATTGCTAAAAGAAGTGTATCACGAGATGTTTCAAGAGACCCGTTTTGACGGGGTTCTCTATGAAATCGAAAACGCAATAATGAGCCACAACTGGGGTCTTGCAAAAGCAGCGATTCATGAAGCCAGAGAGCTTAAAGTTCCTGAAGGAATTCTTCATGACACGGTCAGCAGCGCTTTTCAAAGACATTTTAATCACTTCAAAGACATTCAATCTGAAATGATCTCTCTATGAAATTGGACTACACAAAAAAGCGTGACTTTAAAATAAATATCCAGGACAAGGACACTGGATATGGTAAGAAGATCAACGTAAAGCAGTATGAGCTTCCCAACGGGCTCACAGAAAACTTCTATACGGATGATGACGGAGACTCTGTACAGATTTTCCCTGTGACAGAAGACATGCAGGTTTACACAGTAAAACAGTGGCGACCTGGAATTGAACTGGAACAGTATGAGCTTCCGGGCGGGGGCCTAAGCGAAGACGAAGATCCAAAAGAGGCCGCAGAGAGAGAACTAAAAGAAGAAACCGGTTTAGATGCGGGCGAGATGATACACTTGGCTACGCTTCCTTATTCGCCTTATTCTAGCGGTATCAGACACATGTTTTTAGCTACCGGATGTAAACGCACTTCCAACACGGACTTAGATCCTAATGAATTTCTAGAGATTCACATCTTCAGCATGGAGCAGTTTAGGGCGTTAATCAAAAAAGGCGTTATCAGAGGGTTTGACACAGCATATCTTGGCCTAGACCACCTAAACTTACTCTAACGCCAAGTTCCGTTTTTAATCTTGTAGTGCTTGAGCTTCCACGCACGATATGCGGGAGCTATGTCCCAAGGAATACGTAAAACAGGAACCACATAGATCCCCACAAACAACATAAAAAAGGCAAAAGGACCAAAAGGACCACCGTTGAACAGGGCCGAAAAGATCGAACCTCTTTCGTCTAGCCAGTTCCAGAATTGTTCAAACTTTGACATGTCAAAACCTCTTTAAGCTATGAGGTGCATGGGGATGAGGATTCCCCATAGCCTGCCTGAGAGCCGGGTCGTTGTGTTGTGCACCCTTGGATGGCATTGGTTGTTGCCCGGCCTCCTGAGCCTCTCTCAGCTCTTTATTCAGGCGTTTCATGATCCAGCGTCGATATGAGATCGGAAAGTCGTAGAACGTTTCCCAGGACATCCCGAAATAGTATGACAGGTTAAAGAAAGGCTCTAGAAGAACCAGTTCTCTATCTTTGGGAGTCAGGCCAAAAAAAGTTGGAGCCAAGCGGCATCTGAATGTTGTCGAAATGATCGCAACTGGTGCACGTGAACTCCACCTCCATGTTGACTCCTGGTTCGTGTTGGTCTATGAAACTTCTAAGAGCAAGACTGTCTCCTGCAGGCATTACCGAAACAAAGTTGGCAATAAACCCTGGATGGTCATTTCCATCAACAGAAACAATTGAAGACATCAGACGAGTGGTTACAAGGTTGTTGCTTTGAAGCCCTCTCTTCTTTCTAGTTTCAAGCTGCTTCATGACCTTTTCTTCTTCGGCTCCCGTCAAAAACTTGAATTCAACTCTCTTCTTCGAAATTGGAAGATCAAACACGAATTGATTTTGTCCTGGAGCGACAGGGTCAATCGTTAACGGCTTTAAGTCTAGGTTTGCAAGATCGATTTGCGGAGTGTTTTTTTGACTACATTCGGGGCATGAAAAAGTCGGATCATACATTCTTCCATAGCCAGAAATTCTGATTGCAATCATAAGAGCGTTTCGATCACCAGAAACAAGAGAATTTACGTCTGCGTTTTTGTTGATGATGCAAGACTTAATAAGCTCCGTAATCACTGTTCCTTTCTTAATGAGCCCTTCGCTCATACGAATGTCTTCTTCTCTCGCCGTCATTCCTCGATACTCTACGTGAGGAGCATCGTGGAAGGGATGATCTTCAGGATAGAGTCTTCCGCCAGAAGGAAGAGGAACAGCGTCTACGGGAATTTCAATGCCAAACTCACGCTTGGCATAGTCTTCTTTTGAATCTGCAGCGGAGCCCTGTTGCTGGAACACTTCGTTTCCTTTTCGTGGGGCGCTTGTTGGGGTTGGGACCGGAGGCTGTTTTGTTGGGGCCTTCACTTTCTTTTCGTGGGGCGTTGGTGCCGACATGGCAGCTTCTTGATTAAGCATGCTCTCTAGGCCAGCTGTTCCGTCATGTTCCTCTTCAGACATATAGAATCCTCCGATACTGTCTCTCTGTTGTCTATCGTATCGCTTCTGTTCTAATATGTATAGAACCAATCAGTTTTTGGAAAGTTTCTACCCTTTTCGCACGTACAAGTCGTTAAAGATGGACTTGGAGACGCCATAGTCAATCAAAACTGGCAGTTCGTGGCCGTCTCGCTCAACAACTCCCCAAGAGCTTATGCGTGCAAAGTCACCTGGAGCAAGATCGTAGTCTGCAATGAACCGCAGCATTTCGTCAAAAAGCTCGTCGGCATAAATGTCCCCAGCCACTTCAGGGTCTACTGTGTTAAAATAGCTTGGTCGTCCGCCTGCGGCTTTGGCTGCCTCATTTACCAGAGCGTTTGTGAAGTCGTTAAACTTAAAGCCCACGAGATTCTTGAAATCCCGCTTTTTCATTTTTCGAGCTTTCTCTGATTCAATCCACAAATTATTTGGTTCGGCGTCATGGACCTGAGCTATGAAGTCATACCAGCCTGTAGCAGATATCTCTGCCTCCAGTTCGTTCTGTGCTAGGCCCTTTTTGTTTCTTGCTAGTTTTAGAACCGTAGTTGGATTGATTTCAAACACAATACGAGCAGAGCCGGATCCTAACCGGCCAAGCTTCTCCTTGGCATAGCGCCCACGAGCGGCATAAGAAGGAAGAGCTTTGAACTCCTCCATGTCCCAGCCTTCGGGATATTCTGCTACTTCGTCTGTTAACAGATATCTGTCTTCCTTGTCTCCAGGAACAGGAATCGGAGGTTGTTCTAGCTCAACATGCTTGTAACTGTTATCACCCGGGTCTTTCATAATATTGATTCCAAACTTCTTCTGTTATGCCATAGTCGATTAGAACTAGACGCCCTCTTTTAGTTATTCCCCAGGAATCCCACTTGCCAATGTCTCCAGCGACAAGATTGGCGCTCTGGGCCATTCTTATCAGACCGCCATAACACGGATTTTTCTTTGAAAGCGTATCGTGTACTTGCTTGTATTTCTGATAGGTTCTGTCTGAGGGCTTTCTGTTGTGAATTTCGGGGCTTAAAAAGTCTATTCCAATTTCTACGTATTTCAGAGGAATGGCTGCACGTTGTTCGAACTCTCTGGCGGAGTTGATTGGGTCAACTCCTTCTACAAGAATCCAAGAGTAGTCTGCTGCTTTAGCAAACATCTTTGGAAGATAGGTTCTAGAGTTGGGAGCAGAAACCGCTTGTGCTTCCGTTCTGTTTTGAGCTTTTCCTCGCTGATACTTTGAAACCTTTAGAACTCGCTTGCCGTCTTCTACAAGAAACACAACTCTAGAAGAGCCCTCTCCAACAAGCTTTGTGTCCGTTCTGGTTTTGAGATATTGAACACGCTCTCTGAGGGACTTTAGGTTTCTGAACTGACCGATCTTAAAAGGGCCACGAGGAGTCCTCGGCTGGCCTTCATCCAGGTAGGCTTCTTTGAGCGTTGNATACTGTGCTTGCTCCAAGTTTAGGGACCGAAAAATTCTGCTAGCAGACATGCGCTGATCGGGTGTTGGTTGTTTCCCAGAACGTATTGCGCCCGCAATAGACTGCAAAAGCTTGTTGCCAGGAGAACGAGTCATGGCAAAGTTTAGTTTGCTAAAAAAAGCTTCGTCAGGTCCTGCTGGCGGCGGCGGCGAGGGTTCTTTTGATGGTTGGGACTCGTAAGACTGACCAGCATGTTCTGGTCCCACAAACCACATACCTCCTCCTTCGTCATCATGAGCAAACCCAGCATTGTCTACTCGGATCTGGGCTTCGTCGATTGGTTTTTTATTTTTTTTTATGTCGGCTCTCCAAATACGATACAAACCGATGGTTTGCTTTTTCTTTTTTTTGCGGCCATCTTTTTTGTTGGAGGAAATGGGCTCAATTTCTATCGTGGGGTTTCCGTGTTTGTCTTTGCCCCAGCCCACAACTTTGCCACGCTTGTTCTTGTATTTTCCATACAGAACTTCATCACCAACTTTGAAGTAGTCTGCCTCTACTCCCATTTGGCTTCCTCGTCAGGGCCTATTGTAAAAAATCTTGCGCCCCTTCTAGAAGCATCGTCTAGATCGCCAGTGTCAGCAAACGCCTCTTCTTGTTCTTGAGAAGTTAGCCGCAAATAAACCCAATCTTCTGGTCTGACTATCATACCTGTAGCTGGGTCCACCAAGATGTCTTTTGGTTTGTAAGGTTTCTGCTGGCGCTCTCGTTTGGCCCTGTAGCTCGCCAAGTCCACGACTGCTTCTTCAACCAGCACCTTAAGTTCTTTTAGCGAAATCTTTTTTTTTCTCACAACATCATTAAATATGCCTCAGAAATTCATCTTGTCATGCTCTTTTTTGTGGCAAGACCTGCAAAGCACAACTCCGGATACGTTGTTGTTTATGTGATATTCTGCGACCTCGTTGGATATTTTCTTTTTTAGATTATCTAGATTCGAATCATCATACTCCAAAGCTTCCGTTAGACCTTTTTCCCACTTGTTTCGTGAGGCAAATTTTCTCATTATTGATGAAAAAGTCTCTACATCATGATGAACTTCTAATCTTCCCGTAGTTTTACATTTTTTACATTGAAATTTTGCATCAATCAATTTCACACGAACCCAGCCACGATACAAATTTCCATTAGCTCGGCATGTGTGGTTTAAAGAACTAACTCCTCCCTTCCATTGAGAATGTTCTTTACCATATAGTGTAGGAATTGTGCCATCTAATCTTCCCTTTTTCATTCTGTCAGAACGCCTTGAAGTCTCTTCTTTGTTCCCAGAAATTGCTGTTGCCATGTTGGCAATTCTTTTGTCGGTTTCTTTTGTAAGACCAAGATTCCATGCTTCGCCGGTTTCCTTGAGCGCAAACGGCTTCCAAGTTCCGTCTTTGATCATCTTGCGGCGAGTTTTTAATGAATTTTCTTGCGCTTTCTTTGACACGAAATTGTTTTTAACACGAGATTTATGACCTCGCTTATATTCAGAATAGCCCCGAGAAACTCCTAGGAATTTCGTTTCATTTTCACAACCACAAGCACATTTTACAATTTCTTCTAATTTATAAACGATTTTATAAAGCTTTTCTGCGTCACTTTTGTGAGTTCGTTTCCAATGTTTAGACAAAGAAACAATATTGTTATATTCCTTATCACAATTTTCTTTTGGGCATTTAAAATTAGTGTTTTGTTTTGACATAAAAAACTCCTTGCACATCCGGTTAAGAGACATACAAAGAGTATAACATGTTTGGGTGATAATGTAAACTAAAAGAGCACCACATTATCAAAACGTATTGTCAGTACTGAAGTACAACGTTGTCAAATCTGACTGTAAGAGAGATTTCTGTAAGATCTGCTGTGGCATCATACGAAACATCGTTGAAATTGGCCTCTGTTAGCCAAGCACCTTTGATGTCCCAAAGCTGAACGACCGTACCTACGGGATCAAGCATCTTAATCTGAATGTCTCTTTTGTAGAAGTCGGCATAACCAGCTCGGCCGGAAACGGATTCAAACGTAAGACGAATCCATTCCATAACCTGTTGAGCGCCTGCGGGAGCAATGGGATCGTGAAGAGTTACAGCCAGCGTCCCAAAAGTAGTTTTTCCGGCAAGATATCGTGTGGAGTTAATCCAGTTTACGGTTACTTCCTCTGTGGTCCATGTTGGACGTGCTGCTGTTTTAATGATAAACGAATCGATACCTTCGATTGCGAACAGAAACCTACGCTTTGCTAAGGGCTCAAACTTAGTTGGTAGCATGTCTGTTACTGATAGTGTTTCTGCCATTGCTAGTTAACTCCTAAAATCTTCTTATAAATAGACCCTCGTCTTAAATTTCTCTATTCTTCTTTAAAACTTACGACTTGAGAATCCTAGGCCCGAATCGCCTTCTTCATACATCGCATCGCTCAGCACTGCGTCCGTGTCTAGTCCTGAGACTGCACCCTCTTCCTGTGGACTTTCATCTGTGGATATGTGAGGGTTGCTATCCAAGAAGTTTCTGGCCACTCTTACAGATCTGTCGTTTTCATGAGCTTCCAAGATGTCTAAGGCAAGGTCCAGCAGTCTGTCTACTTCTTCTTGAGTTGCTTGTACGGTCACCCAGTCAACGCTGTTTCCTCTGCGAGAAAGAACAGCATAGAGCGGATCTCCTTGTCCTTCCCAATACTGCTGAAAAATATTGAGTGCATCGTATCCAAGCTTTACTGGGGTTTTTGGTTCATCTTCAAATGCTTCTTCGATGACTGCACCAGTGTCTAAATCATGGGCTTCTTCTGTAGCTAGCCTATGAATCGTACTAGCATCGTCAGGAGTAATGTTAAAACCGCCGTGATCTTTAATGAAAGCTTTCAAGTCGCTAATGCGACCAATCATTCCTGTTTTTTTAAGATGGGCTGCGATTTTTTGAATTTGAGCAGGGGCAAGCATGTGGGCTTCGCCGATACTGTCTTCCGGAAGGTGTTCTGATTTTGGAAGGTCGAGGTGTCTTTGTCGAAAAGGATCTTTCGGCTTCTCTGGCTTAGGCTTGGGAATGTCCATGATGGTTCTGTTAAGCAAAGGATTCTTCGTGCTTTTAACGGCTTCTTCTACTCCGCTAAAGCCCGTCGCTTCTTCTTCTTCTTCTTTCAAACTAGTTTCTCTTTTCCCTTGTTCTCTTCTAGCCTTTTTGGAGTCTTTTTTTGCGTCTTTCTTGCGTCCCCAATATGCGCCCTTGCCTTTTTTGGCTCCGGAATGTTCCGTCTTTTTAGCTTTTGCAGCTTCGCTCATGAAGTCGCCGACACGATCCCAAACCCATTCTTCTGGATCTCCTGNGCGGCCTTTTTTAACACCATAAGGCATTTCCTCCTCTTTTACGATCTTCTGAACGTATGTTTCTAGCTGCTTCTGTGTTATTTTTCTTTTCATCGTTGTTAAACTTTCAATTGTCGACAACTTCAACACCTAAAACAATTCTAGGGAAGCCTCTTTCCGCAAGTTTTAAAGAAAATGTGTTTTTTCTTTTTCTCCTTGATGGGTCATGTCACCGTTAAGCGACTAGTTGAATTCCTTTACACATCATATCCCAGATTAACCTTCCAGCTGGTTGGTTACAACAAAGTCCACAGATAGGAACTCTAGAGTCTTTGTTGGCGTTAGGAAAATTTTACCACGAATTGTGCGATTCTCGATATCGGCCTGCGTGGTTGTTGTTGTGTCAATTCTTACCAAGAATTTCTTAAGACCCTTTTTGTCTTGAATCTTCTTGAGAACAGGATTGACCAGTTGAGAAAATCGTGCAAGGGTTTCTTCACGCCCAGGCTCGAACAACATTCTACGAGCAATGGACCTAACCTTGCGTCGAATGTCAATAAGAAGCCTACGTACGTTAACTCGCTCTAGAGAGCTTTCGGTTTGTAGAAGAGTCTTCTGGCCCCAAACAACAACGCCAGAGCTTCCAGCAAAGGACACAAGGGGATTAATGTTGAATTCCTGTAGTGTGTCCATGTTGTCTCTGTTGAGCCTTAGAGCGGCAGAGTCGGTCGTTTCTAGCGCACCACGAGTGAATCCTGCAGGAGCAAACCATGGGAATCCAACTGCGTCGTTCTTCGAAAACGCACCAAGCACCGCAACCGAAGGCGGAACGATTCTGGTTCTTCCCGTGAAGCTGTCTCTTAGAACAACGTTCGGGAAGTAAGAAGCTCCAAAAGAAGTGTTTAGACCTCTTGTGTTAAATGCGTTTCCTGTGTGGCGAACACTCAAGATCTGATTACTGGAGGTAACCAGAGTGTTCTGAATGTCGTACTCGTCGATATCCATGATGAACACGGCATCAAATCTGTCTTCTGTGACCAACAAACCTTTGTCTGTGACAACTTCGTGACGAATTCCAGGAACCGTAAGCAGTTGGATGTCAACTTCTGTTCCGTCGGACATGATGTCCAGAGCTTTGTTGTACCCTGCAGCTGCTGGGCCGTCTGCTACACCACGATTTGAGTTATTCATTTCTTCTGTAACGGCGTTGTTGGTAAGCTCATCCATTTCTTGATCAAGAACGTTTGTGCCGTCAAATCCGCCATGGATAAAGAACGAGAACTTGGCAATGTTTCTTACAGAAGAATCTGTAAGATCTGAAACTGTCATGGCACGAGTCAAGCCCACGGATGCGATGCCGCCTTGACGGACGTATGCCCAGTCTGAGATTGTCTGTGTGTCTGCCAAGTCGCTAGAATCTACAGTGATTCTGATGTTTGCAAGAGAGAATGCATTGTTACAGAATCGGTCCGCATCAATGATTCCGTTTTCCACGGTGTCGGCTGTTCCATGGTTGTTGCTCACAACAACGTTTTGAAAACCGGTGTGGAAATTTGGCAAATATTTGTTCAAAGAAAGGATGTTGCTTTCTGGAGTTGTGGACGAGTTAGGCTCGGCTACAGAAGTTTTCTCTTCAAACTGAACGCCCCAATAAAGCCCTTTGTCAACGGTTTTGTTTGGAGTAGAACCACGAGAGATTGCTTCTCTGAAGGGCACAGGAATCTGAACTGTGTCATAGAACGGATTCGTGNTTGACAGATACACTGAGTCGGTGTACGCTGGGAGCGGAGCCGAGCCAGAAGTCATTAGGTGAGGTGCGCCACGGAACCCAAAAGGAACTGCGCTTGAGTCGATTTCTTTGTCGGCAACCTTTGTTGAGATCTCAACACGAATCAGTCTCGATTTGTTTTCATAGATGCCGTTTGTGACAAGCTTTTGAGAACCGATTGCGGCATCAAAGTTAAAGAACTCTTTGGTGTCTCCAATGATTCTTCCGATGTATCTGGGAGAGTCTGGATCTAGGCTTAGTCCTCTCCAAGCTTCCAAAGCTAGAAGAGTTTTGTCGTTGTCGCCAAAGTCACGAACCAACATGTCGAAGCGACCATACGGTTCTGCGTCAGTTCCTGGAACGATGTTTTCGATAGAAAACTTAAGTTTGTTGTTTGGTTCTTTGCCGTCAGAAAGGGCTGAAACTCTGAACAAGTTTTCTTCGTTTCCGCCAAATTTCTGCGAAGTTACCCAAACAGATTCGGCGTTGGTATATCTGTCTTCAAAGTTTTCAAAGTTGGGAACTGTCGAAGAGCCTGAGTTTCTGCTCAGCGAAGATGTCAACAAGAATGCGATGTCTTCTGAAGATGTTGAACCAGACACAGCGCCACGGCCATAATCGGTCTCAACAACACCAGAACCTGTCGGAATTGCCAAAGCGGGATGAACCTTGTAGTCTGTGTAAAGAAGGTGTCCTGCTTCTTCAGCTTTGAATGGGTTTGTGTTTAAAACCTTGTCTAGGTAGTTTGGTGCGGTTGGATCAAAAGATGCCGTAATCACGTTTTTGTAAGTGGTGCTTGTGGCGTTGTTGAATCCGTTCAGAAGCATAACAAACTCTTGGCGACCTTCCAAAAGCTTAACAGAGCCGGTGACAGAACCAGATGCAAGAGTAGCTGTTCCAGTGGTAGAGGGAGCGTTGTTTGTGGCTCTACTGCTCGAAAGCGTCAGAAACACGCCCGAGGCTGCCATCACAAGGCCACGCACAACAGGAACGCCTTCAGAAAGTTTTACAGCGTCTGTAAAAATCGTAGAACTTCCGGATTGCTTCATGAAACATCCAAGCACGTAAGTTCTTCCTTCGTCGCCATTGCCTGTGGTCGTCACATATGTGTTGTTGCCGAAAGCGCCGCCGGGTCTTTGTGGAAGCTGATTTCCTGCAACAAACCCTGCGTTGTTGACACGGCCAGCATTGTCTCCGCTGGTTTCTCTTTCTGTTCCTGCTCCTGCGCCTAGGATTCTTAAAAAAGTTAGCGCCTGGGCATTTCTTAGCCACTCAATGGCTGCTAGCGGGCCGTCTGCTCTTTCGTCTGTTGGTAGACCAAAATCAACCACAAAATCTTGTGGTGTTGGCGAAGTGAATGGCACAAAAGCAGGCCCTTTAACAGCGGTTCCAATTACGCCTGCTGGCAACCCTGCTGGTTTAATCGCAGTTGGCCCGGTACGATTAAGAACTCTTGCCGAAACTCCTGCGCTTTTGAAACTAATTTCTGTCATTGTGGCTTATCCTGTATTCCTCTTATAACTATGCTTGCGCTTATATATGTCTAGAAGACCTTTGCTTAAACGAAGGAAACTCCGCTGCGAGTGATGATAAAGTCGATTGCAATAAATTCAATAGCTCTGGTTGGTTTTAGTTCAATACGACAGTTCATTCTGTTTGCGTCTACATCTGCGTCCGTGTTGTTTGTTTCGTCACAAACAATATCAAACGCTTCGATTCCTTGTCTGATTTGAGTTGTGCTCAGAACAGGCTTTATCTTGGCTACCAGCTGTCCTCTTAGAGCAGGATCCATTTGCTCCCAAACTAGTCTGTTGCCGATGTCAATAACTTGGCGCTTTACGTCGTTGAGCATGCGCACGACATTGACGCTTCCTAGGGCAGACTCAGCCTGCTCTAGAGTGTTTTGAGCAAAGATAACGTTTCCTTCTCTTGGGAACTTCACGATTGGGTTGATGTGCACAGCTGCTAGGCGAACTCGCTCTGGCTGGTTGATTCTTGCCGTGCTTCTAACAACGAAGTCAAGCGAGGCTCGGTTAAATCCTGCAGGAGCGAACCACGGGTACGCTACTCTGTCATTGAAGCTTAGAGCGGACACCGCTGCTACAGAAGCAGGAACAACAACTCGACGGCCATTAAACTCGTCGTCAATAACAACATCTGGGTAGTATGCTGCTGCATACTCGTTGTCTAGAGCACGACCTTCGAAAGTGTCTGCTACTTTCTCTGGGTCTGTGTAAAGCGACGTTTCTCCGTCAAAGATACGCTCTCCGGACGCATCGTAGTTTGGAACGTCCATTACACTCACTGCTAGGCCAAAATCTCTAACTTCGTCAGAAAAGAAATCAGTTACAAGAGGATCTCGCTGACCGGGTGCAGCAACAACGTTGACGTTAGATGCAATGGAGTCCGTGATGATCTTGGCGGCTTCTCTATAGGAGTTGATGCTGTTGTTGGTCACGCCTGTGCCGTTTTGATTGAAGCCGAAACCTGGCGAAACAAACGAAGCATTGTTGTGTCCAAAAGTTCCATCGGTTCTTCCTTCGGTCGAAGTAGAACGATCGTTAAAGGTTGCAGCGTTCTTGTCAAGAATGTTTGCTCCATTAAAGCCACCCTGAAGAATACACGTGAACTTCGCAAACGAAGTGTATGCGTTGAAAACAGAAGCAGTAGCTCCCTTGTTTAGAAGACTAGCCAAGGTAATTCTTTCTGTTCCGTCTGTGTCTGCAATTTTGTAGTTTGTCACATCTGGTGTGCCGTTACGAAGATATGCAGCTTCTTTCATGTGAAGCTCCGCAGAACTGGTAAGTTGTGACAAAGAGGTGTTTCCAAACGCAACTCGTGCTAAAGTGAACTTGTGATTGTGAAATCCGTCCTTGTTGGCAGAACCGGTCACCAAAACATCTAGTTTGCTTAATCCGTTAAACTGCGTATACGCAGAAACTAGTCCGTTAAGCTTTGTAACAGGATTCGGGTTTAGGGTTGTTAGAATTCTTTCTCCCTTTANGCCCCAATGGTAGCGAGCGTCTACAATCTCTAGATTTCCCGGTGCGCCCTCTAGTCTACCGGCAGTTGTAGATATTGCGCCACGAGTAACCTTGAATCTGTAAGGAACAGGTGGAACAACAGCGGCAAGCAGTTCGGAATTGCTAGATGCGCTAAGATCGGCAGAAAGCCTCTTGATACCTGCAAAACCAGCTACGGAACCTGAACGGTCTATTAGTCGAGAGTTTAAGCTCAGAGTTTCTAGTCCTCTGAAACCAAACGGAAGAGACTCAGCTGGAATTAGTTTTCTTTCAACAGCGTCTGTGGCGATAACTCGAACAATCTTAGAAGCGTTTGCAAATCGTCCTCTTACAATTAGTCTGCGATCATCGTTGTTCTCGGCATCAAAGTTAAAGAACGCCTTTTTATCGCCGATAACTTTGCAGATGTATTTCTCGGAGTTTGGATCTAGGTTGACGTCGTTGTATTGTTCTAGAATCTTCACGTTTGTGTCTGTGTCGTCGAAAGCTCTAATTGCTACCGAAAATGATCCATATTTGTTTCTTGGGTCAGCTGACTTTTTAAGACCCAAAATTGAAATCTTAAACTTGCTGTTTGGAGAATCGCCATCATCAATAGCTTCAAAATAAAACAGGTCATGCTCTACATCGCCGTATGGCTGACTGATAAAGTTAGGAGTCTTGGCAGTTTGATATCTTGTANCAAAGCGACCAAAAGCGTTCAAGAAAGGCAGAGCTGTATCACCAGATAGAGCGCTGGCGTTTGCCGAGCCAGAAGCAATAATCACGTCGCCACTTCCTGTTGCAACGTTGGCAACAGCAGCATCAACAGCAAAATCTGCGTAAAGAAGGTGCTTCTCGCTATCAAACTGTTCGGGGTCTGTGTTTAGAATCTTTCCGAAATAGTTCACGCTGTCTGGGTCTAGAGACGCAGTTAGGATTTTAACTCCATCATTTCCTTCGGACGAAAAGAACGAGCTTCCTGCAGAAGCAGAAATGGCAATCTTGAAGTTGCGGGATGAGCTGTTGGCTGTTGCAGAGTCATCAATGGTGCTAGCCCAGTTCTCGTCGTGGTCTAGAACCTGAATTCTTGCGCCAGAAGCTGCAAAAATTACGCCTCTGACAAGCATGGCTTCGTCTGATGCTCCGGAAGTGAACATGCTGCTGTTGTTTGTGAAGCCGGCTTGTGCAAACGACTCCGAGGCCGTTACGACATGTCTTGCTACCAAGAACTGCACTGCGCCGTGGGCTCCGCCGTGAATGGCTTCCATGCCAGTTGGTGTCAATGACGCACTAATTTTAAATCCTGCGTTGTTTACGGTTCCTTCGATTCTGGTGGTCTCGATGTGTGCCGCAGAAGTGTTTCCTCCTGCTCCTAGAATACGAACGAACGTAAGAGCAGTTCTGTTGTTGAGATGTTCACTAATTGCGTAAGGAGCAGCAAAACGTGGATTTAGATTTCCAAACTTTGTTCTCCAGTCAGAAAACGATCCAACGGTTACAGGTACAAAAGCCGGCCCTCTTTCGGACGCTCCCACGATGCCAGCTGGAACACCAATTGGTTCTTGTACCTGAAAGCTGAGATCGATTTCTCTGTCAAAAAAGCCTGGGAAATTAAAAATTTGGGATGCCATCTACTATCCTCACGTAAGGCAGACTAATACTATTACTCTGCTACTTAAATAGTTTACAAAATGCTGAAAATCACGGAGAAGAATGGGAACTCCGAAAAATCCTATTTTACTTTCCAAGCGACTTTATGAAGTCGTCTAAAGTATCCTGGTCGGAAGCATAAAAAACGGTTTCGCCCTTTTTGTGGTTTGACTCAAGAATCTTGACGGTTTTCGTAACTAGTTTGCCGGTTTTGGGATCAACAACCTGTTTTCGAGCAGCAAAACGCTGATCTGTGGTTGGTGTTTGTTTGGACTCTGGATCCCGCTCTGTATCAGACAAAACGAACTTGTCTTTGTTTTGTAACGCTTCTGTTCGTTCTAAGTGGTTTCTAGGAATCACGTCTCCAGCAGGAAAACTTTCAAAATTCACCACAGGAGATGAAATCCAGCGACGGACGTGAACTTTGTGGGTTTCATGATTGGGAGCCAGAATAAATCCTTTGACGGTCACGTTAAACTGGTAACGAATTACTCTAGTCGTGTCGGCAAAATCATCCAAATTCTCTTGACTAGAAAAACTGTCGTCTGTGTAAGCCATGAACCAATAACCTTTGTCTGTGGTAAGACGGTGACCTCGCACCTGTGGCAGGAACGACGAAACGTAAGTTTCAATCAAATAGTTCATGTGTTGTGTGTAGTTGGTCCAAAAAACAACCTCATAGGTGTTTGTAAAAAACTGCGGCTGTGGAATCGTGATGATTTCATACATGTTATCATTGAGTTTTGGAGACAGCAAACCTCCATGGAAAATATCCACATCTTTTCCAAGAGAACCTGTGGTTCGTGTCGTGGTGGCTTCGGGGTCTAGATTTTTTAGAGCCAACTTGTTAACAAGGTTTTGAAAGTCCTTGTCTTCTGCAGCTAGGCGGCGCTTAATCTTTAAAACCCCTGTAAACTGGTTGATTCCTCGACCAGTAATATCATCAGAAGTCTGCGTGAACTGAGTCCTTCTGATCGACACAGCAGGAAGCATCACTTTTTTGTTCCTGTCTCGTGGTGGACGNAGGCGCTTAGAAAGAGCAAACCGCTCACCCGTTGCGAAAATCACAAAAGGTTTTTTGATTGCGGTTTTTTTGTTAGCTGAAGCGATGCTGCGATCTGTGAATCCGATGTCTCTGTCGAACAAGTTAAAAAGGGCCACGTCAGCATCTTCGATTCCACAAGGTGGAATTGTAAACTGATCGGACGGACCATCTCCTTCGTATCCAGAATCTAGATGTGGCTTCGGATTTCTAGAGTCTCTTTCAATTGTCTGACGAGTTGTGTTTTTCTTTCTTCTGGCAGCCATGGCAATAAGTATGGCGACCGAGATTTAGTCATAGAACTTACGAGATATCTCTTTAGTAAACCCAAAGTCCAATATAACAACCCTTCCGTCCGCTGTTTTGCCCCAGTGACCCGGGTCAAACAAATCAGCAACCCATAAATCTGTATCTTTTATTACGCTGATTAACGAGTTTAAAAACTCGCTATTTTTGTACACATCGTCGAATTCCGGAGGTTGATTGCGAATTTGAGATTCTTCTATCTGAAACTCAACATAATCCATAGCCTCGTAAAAACTCGGAACTCCTACGGCTTTCCCCCATTCTGCTTCCGATTGAAAACCTTTGACTAGTTCGGAAATAATCCATCTATAGTTTTTATCATCGAAATCATAAATCTTGGTCACAATAGGTTTCATCCTAGGATTTGTAAAAGTTCCACTTCTGCCTCGTTTTGGGCCGTGCCTTTTCTCTCGTGATAAGCCCATTTCAGGACTGTTTTACTTCCAATCAAAAAAACTTTTCTTGCACTGCCGGCTCCCATGGGCTTTAGTTTTGACAAATACAAAGCTTGTTGCTGCGTGTTCATTTTTTTGAACGCAGAAATGTTCAAAAATCTGCGAGCTTCATGAAGACAGATTTCTGATGCATACACTTCTTTCAGAAGCAATTTTTTCATCCAACATTGCCCTCTAGAGCAGCAACTACAGGGGCTGCAATCTCAGCTACTTCAGCAACTGCGCCAGCAATCTCAACGGCTTTTACAGACGTCGCACCTGCCTCGGCTAAGCCAAGCATGGTTCCCGCTGCTTTGATGGCTCCAATTCCTCCTGCCACAAAGAAATACGTTAACAACATTTTGTACACCAAGCCCTCTACCTGATGTCTTGCTTTGCCTTCTCCAGCTCGATATGCCTCGTATTCCATGGGTTTATTGAAAGCTTGAGAGCCTCTGACTTTGAATCCTTTTTTCCACAGATTTGTATACAGGTTGTAAGACAGCCTGTCTGGAATTGCATAGTCCACGACTTTTTCTTCGATGCCGTGCACCACGTGATGAGCATGCTCTAGAGCTTTGGCTGTTTTTTCTAGTTTTAGTTTCTTTGCGAGTTTAAACAACGCCTTTACAAGCATTGGTATGCCGGCAACAATTGCTAGAACAAATCCAAAGACAACCATTGGAGTGAGCGCTTCGTTTAAGAAGCGACCCTTTCTTTTCGGGGCTTGTTGTTTGAAACCCCGGGCTCCTTCATCTAGAATACTAGTTATTTCTCGCACGTACGATTCTTGTGCTGCGGGAGTCGGTTGTGGGAGACGTTCAATATCGGCGGTTTCTTGTGCAACCTCTGCTTCGGCCTGCTTGGCCAAGGCAGGAAGTCCCATGGCAATCTGCATTGTTTGATTAACAGGGAGCTTCTCGCCGGACTGTTGTTCTGCTTGCCTAAAAGTTTGCACCCATGGGTCCAGTTTTCCTTTTGCCCCTTCAAGCTTGGACACTGCAGCGCTGATCGCTCCTTTAAAAAATCTTGTTGACTTAGACAGTTTTGCTTTGGCAGCTGCCCAGGCGTTTGCAGGCGCAGCCTTTAAAGAAGCCAAAAGTTCAGAGAAGTCTTCATTTAGAACAATGTGATCAATGTATTTTTGAAGATTGTTTTCGTGTTGAACATGGTCGCCGGCAAACTGCTTTCCCGTTAGTACGTGCGCAAATTCTTGATTTGGCGGGTTGCTGTAGAACGTTGGAAGCTCCATCAAGTTTTCATAGGCGGTACGAGCTGCCCTGGCTAGTTTTTCGCTTGTAAGCCCTGCAGAAGTGTAAACAACCANCTTGTCTAGCTCTTCAACAATGCCAAGACGAAACTCATCTGGTTGAACCTTTGTTAGATCTAGACCTAGAGCCTGAGCTATCGTTCCTAGGAGCTGCTCCGATATGGAGTCAAGATTTATAGGTGCTGGGCCTTGTTGTGTCATTGCTTACTTCGGTTTCTTTGCGGCGAAAACAAAACTTTGCCAAAGGGGCCTCCCTTTGGCTCGTCAACCGAAAGCTCGCTCAAAGCTTTTCTGACTTCTTCCGCAACAATGCTTTTTAAACGTTTCATATCTTCTGTGTTAAGTATATGAATTTAAAGCCGCACGCCTTAGAAAACGTTCCGTTTAAAACCCTTAATATGCTTGACTTATGTATTCCCAAAACTCTTGATGCCTCCGATATTCCCCAAAATTCTTGATTTTTATTCGTCTTGATGTTGATTGCAATAATTGGTTTTGATTTTTTCTTTTTAGTTTCTATTGAGTGACTTTTCCCAAAAAACGCATTAAGAGAACCGGTTCTTCCTTTCATTTTTTGTCTAGTTTCTTCAGACAGCCTACGTCCTTTAAGAGTTTTAGAAATTTTATCTCGAACTTCTTGAGAGACAGGATTGCCTAAACAATTTTTATTTCCACGACTAGCTTCTGCGATCTTTTTCTTTGCTTCTTTCGTATGTTTCGTCCCAAAGCGTGGATTGTCTTTTCCTTTGATTCCGTACATGGGGTGGTTTTTAGGATCTTCTAGTCGTTTTTTATGAGCATCCGAAATGCGTTTCCGTATTTTTGGATCTCTCATTGTTTTCTTAGATGCTTCGCTGCGTCTTTTAAAACTAGCTTTTAGGTCCCTATCTTTAACCCCTTCTCTAGAGATTGCTTTTTTAGTTAAGTTATAACAAAGCTCTTGATCGTCATAATATTTGGCAATATGTTCTTCTTCTTTAAGAAGCCTGGTATGCTTGGGGCCTGCAACAACTTCGATTACATGAAACTCAAATGCGTCTTCGCCGCATTTGTTGAAATCATTTTGCAGAAACGAGTTTTTATGAGAGCCTTTTCGCAATTCATATGTGTGACGATGTAATCGCACCTTGAAAGTTTTTGTACTTCCTATGTAAATTCTATTCTTTTGTAAGTTTACGATTTTGTAAACTCCGCTTTTGTTTGAATGATTGTTGTAAATTGTTTTCATACTTTAAGTATATCTCACAGGTTACAAAACGTATCACTCGTTGTAAAAGCCGCTTCCATCGGGGTCGGTTGCTATGTCTAGGGGCACAGAGCCCTCTTCGGTTTCTTTGTCAACATCAACCTTTCGTGGGCCTTCTCCAAGAGCAATCGGAGCCATGTCTTCACCAAGTCGTTCACGAATCTCTCTAGTGTCGTTGGTGACGCCCTCTTCGGTTTCTGCTAGGCCACGCTGTTGAATAAAACGCTTCTGCACAGCGCTCTCAGAAAACTCCTTGCTTTGGCTAAGAAGCTCTTTAAAGGTTTCAATGTCAAACTGTCCGATTCTAGAAAGATGGCCAGTAACTTTAACACCACGATCATACTCAACTTGGCCATAGATGTTTTCAACGTCAACAACGCCGATTACTTCATAAACCTCTTCTCCGTAAATAAAGAAGTCTCCCCCGGTGACACGCAAGCCCTTGTCAACCAAGTCACGTGGCTGAACATACAGCTCTAGAGTTGTGTCCCCTTCTTTGCCAAACATGTCCCAACGATTTGCACGCTCTGGTTGTTCTGCCAAAACATCAAGCTTGATTGGATTTTCAAAAATCTTCTCTATTGCTTCGTCATAGACCGGGTGCACCTGTGTATGAAGAATGGACACCGGAAAATAGACGATATGCTGCCCCACGACATCTTTCACATACTCTTTTGTGATGTCGGCAATAAACTGTTGTTCTCGGGGTCCTATGAAAAGACGGGCAATAGTGCTTTCTCCTTTGCAAATATAACTATTTCTTACGTTCTAGTCCATTCTCTATGCGTTGTGATTTTTCCCGAAAAAAGCTTGTAAAGTTGATGATGACTTAAATTTTGTTGTCGAGAAAACTTTTTGATAAAGTCAAACCCAAACAGTTTGCCTGTTGGTGATTTTAATTCGTATTTCGGCTTTCTATTTGTAAAAGTCTTCCAACCATTTGCCACACGATGTTTTCCTTTAACAAGATCAGAAATCTGCCTAAAATCTAAGCCATGTTTCATACAAAATGACATAATATTTTTTCCCTTGTGTTCTTCTCCGGACGGCGAAACTAAATGAAAATGTTTCTCACGTCTTTTTCGTGCTTTTTCTAGATTTTTCATGCACTGTTCATAAACTAGTTTGTCTTGTTTTATTCTTTGTTTTTGTGTTTGTGACATTCTATGACGAACGGTCGGATCAGACCAATGCTCCTTTTGTTTTTGAACAATTTGTTCTCTTTTTCTTTTCCACGTATTTTTAAATGCCTCAGAGCGTTTTTTTCTTCGTCTCTTTGGTGTCTTTTGGATGACAACCTGCAGAAGAAGTGGGCTTCTTTAAAAAGTTGTAGCACATCTTTTGGCCATCATAATATTTGTCAAGATATTTCTTCTCGATCAAAAGGCGTGCCTTTCTGTTGCCTTCAACAACTTCAACAACACAAAAATCAAACGCTTCTTTTCCACATTTGTTAAAATCTGCTTGTAAAAATTTATTGTGACTCGTTCCTTTGCGAAGCAAACGAAGATGTTCCGAAGCTCGTTCTTTAAATCTTTTCGCACTCCCAATATAGATGCGGCCGTTTTTAGTGTTGATTATCTTGTAGACACCTGATTTATTTGAATGTCCGTCATAAATAAATTTCATTTTTTTCCTTCCTGTTGTTTTCTACCTTAACACAGGGCAGGCAATTTGTAGACGACTTGTTTCTAATCGTCTATCTTATGGAAATCGTTGAGTTTGGCGGGAATGGAATGAATTGAAGCTGCTTCTGTTGTTGTTCAGATTTATTTGCTTCAAGCTCTGCTAGCTTATCATAAGTAAGACTGTCGAGCTTAGCAACAAGACCCCCTTCTCCATAAAGAAGGGATTCTTTGTCCGTGCGCCCTTGTTCTTGGAGACTGTCGCCATCAAGCTGCAGTTCTGCGCCGCCGATAGGAATTGACTGCAGCTTTCCACGAACTCTTCCTAAAAGTTCTGTAGAAAGCGCTAGCGTGTATTGAAAAATCCAATTCTTGGCCCATGGATTCAAGCTAGAATAGTCAAGCAAACCAAAAGGAATATTTGCGGGACTGTTGACTCCTGACATAGTATCGTCCGGAATTCCTATCCCTCCGGATGCACCTATGCTGCCGGAAGCAGACACG